GATTTAGGTGGTGCAAATGCTACGACACGACCATTGGATACAATAATCGATCGAAGAAGACCATAACTGGGAACTAAGTCAGAAGCAAGAAAGTCTTTTTTGTATCTGATAATGCCGTAATTCTGATTTGCTTTAGTAGAATAGGGAATAATGGAATAATATTTTTCAACAGTGGGGTTTACCGTTGAAGTTGTTACACAGGAAACAAAACCAGGAATATCTGATAAAGTAAATGTATGAGCTGACGTCATTTAAATAAATATATGTATTTTGTCTTTAAACTAATTTATAATATTTACATTGCAGATAAAATATATAAACCGTAAATAAAATAAAAATAATATTATTTGAGAATTAATGATTTATAAAAATTTCTACAATAAATATAAGATGTCACAAGAAAACAATTTTGATAATGAAAATGAAAATGATAATGTTAGTTTAGAAGTTAAAGGCGAAGATGAAGGGATGGAAAAGGTTAAAGAAGAAGGAGAGGTGTCGTCCCAAGAGTTGGAAGAAATAGAAGAAGTAGAAGAAGTAAAAGAGGTGCCAAAAAAGGAAGTAGTATTAAAATTAGGAGATGTTATATGGATTTCAGATCCATCAAACGAAATATTAAATGACAATGTATTTTTGATTGAATATATAGATACAACCAAAATAAAATTAATTAATAGTGAAACATTTGATAAAACGGTTTTGCAAATTTCACCTGAAGGTATAATAGGCGACGGTTCTATTCAAGCAATAAAAATACTAAGTAGCAATCCAGAACAAGGATATGCTAGACAAAACGACTTATTACCTGGTACATGGATAAATATTTATTTTGGAGGTGAAATTCCAACAGTACTAACAGGTGAAATAACAAATTTGGAAGAGGATATGATAGAACTAAAGACAACTGATGGTGATACATTGTTTATTAATTTTAATTATCAAGGTATACCTGAAGATCTACCTATAGAAACATTTGAAATCCGCCCAGCTATTAAAGTATCTGAGCCTGTTACAAGAAGAAGACAAGATTTGGAATTAGAAGAAGGAGAAGTAACACCAGATGAATTAGTCGAGTTGGGAGAGGAAGAACAAGAGCAGGTCCAAGAAAGAGTACAGCTAAAAGAGGTGAAACAAAGAGCACAAAGAATGTTTTTTAGTTTAGAGGATTTGCAATTAGGAGAGGTTGTAAAAGTGGAAGAATATATAAATATAGATCGTGATAAATACAGATATAATATAGAATCACAAACAAATGATTTACTAGAAGAATTGATTTCAGGTGTTCCAAATTCAAAGAGAACTAACAATGTGTTAAATAGTATTCATATAATGATCACACGTTTTATTCAGTTACGTCAAATATCATCAACATTTGATGCAAATAAAAATATAGATGGAATTATTAAACGCACAGCAGAAGACAGACCATTGGCAGAATTTTTGGCTGAATTTAAGAATAATCTATTTTGGTTAATGTTTGTAGCCAAAAATGTAAAGAAAATCTATCCAGACAATTTAAATGCTGATTTCAAACGATATGAAGACTATGAAACATTAAATGAGAACGAAAATTTGCTTGAAATGGAAACCCTTTTTAAGAATTATTATGCAAATCAAAGCGTAGAGGGTCAAAACAAATATGCTAATCTATATTATTCTTTGGATCCATATTTAACGCCATTTTATTCTGTAAATCCAGATGCAAAAGAGGACGTGTTTTCGTCAACAAATGGAATAATAATAGAAGGCGATGTTGCAACAAATACACATGCAATAATAGATAATTTGGGGCAGTTATATTCAACTATTGTGGCCAAGTCGGAAATAACAAATAGAAAGTTTATAATACAAAAGTATAATTTGGGAGAAACTAGATTGCATTCAACAAATATGAAGGGTCCGTCAATGATTGCTCATCGAGTAAAACTAACAAACAGTGATCCTATATCTATTAATTCGATTGTTACACTTCCAGAGCCAACCGTGAGATTTTCCCAGATAAACTTGCCCGGTACAAATTTGTTAGTTAGAGCGAATTTAAACATACATTTTTTAAATTATTGGGAACTATTAAAACAAAAAACAGCAGTAACCCCTGTTGTCATCGATGGACTAGATAATGAGATCGAATACGATGATACCAATTTCGTGGATAATATAAAACAATATTTACTGGATTTATCGGAATATGAGAGACCAGCAGATTTAACAAACCTGGATATTTACAAAATATTCTTGAGAACGATTATTCCAAAAATCCGAGTATTATTTTCATTGGTTAAAAAGTATATTAAAGGTCGTTTGTCTTTGGTTGATGTAGTGAATTATTTGGAGCCATTTTTGATTTATCCAATTGATTTAACCTATATGCAATACAAAGAGATAAACAGTTTCATTCAAGACAAAATAAAGGAATACAATCGAGTGTACAGAGACTATAGTATGGCATTTTCTGCATTAAAATATATTCGCGCAACTTCACGTGGAAGTAAAATACAAGAAATAGGACAGAACTACACATATTCCAATGAACTATTCCAGTTATTAAATAATTCATCAGATGTATCAGGGATTTTTAGAATGGAAATATTTGCTGAATATGGGTTTGATAATCCAAATGCAATGCAGATTTCAGGATCAGAGTTTTTAAAACGAATAACAGTAGCAGATTATGGTAACTTATATAATACGGGAGTTGCTTTAACAAATATTTCATTAATGTTTCCAAATCAGCTAAGTAGTATATTTGAAAAGGATAAGGAACAATTAAAGCAGATAATGGAAAAGGACAAAGCAGCTGACAAGTGTTCCAGTTATACGATAGCAAAGAAATATTATTCAGTAGAAAGAATGATGGATGACAATGAGAAGCAAATCTTCTTTGACAAAGAATTTGATACTACAAATTATGATATTGTCGAAGAAAAATACAAAAAACAGAGGGATCAATTATCTACTGAAGAATTTATTGATTTTCTGACGGATGAATTTATAAAGAAAAGTAAATTGGATGAGCAGTCGGCGGAATATATGGCATCAACATTAGCTAACCAAGTAAAAAGAGTAAGAGAAGGTGATTATGCGTTATTAGTTAATGCAGTAAATGAAGAATTGCCTGAGTCAATCGAATACTATGTACGAAACAATGATACATGGGTATTAGATAAGGAAGTGGATCCTAAGACATTTATTAAAGAGGAGGATGTGCTATGCAATGTGAATTTTAATTGTGTGTATAATCCGATGACAAATTCAGATGATAAGTGCGAGTCAAGTGAACTAACAAAAGATACGATTGTGAACAATAGTTTGAAGCAAATATTGGATCAATTTGATAAGAATTACAATATTTCAAAGGAGGAGCTAAATTCAAAAATAAATACACATTTGGAGTATTTTAAAAAAATATTTGATAAACTGCAACAAATAAAGCGAACTCAGTTTTATAAATACAATGATCAACAGCGGGAGCTAGGTTTAAAAATATCCGAAGAAATGAAGGACCAAGTGGTTTCACCATATAAGAAGTTGCTAGATCTGATAATGGGTCAAAATGATTTTGTGAAGAAGCAAAACGATATCATATTATTTGTACAAAAATATTGTCGTCCAGGCAATCCGGAAATTCCAAATATTCATGATGGTGAAATGGAGAATGAATGGTGGTTATATTGTAGAGAAACAGATACAAAGTTGGTTCCATCTTTTGTTAGTATACTGGCAAACGTATTTATTACAAAAAGCAATGAATATCTAAATTGTTTGGATGAATTGAAGAAGGAGATTGGTCGAATTTCAGATGATGGTGATGCATGGGTAGACATGCATAGCGGCTGGACAATATGTTATATTGATTACGATGTTACTGAAGGATATAAGGATGGTTTTGTAGATAGAAGTCGAGATATAATTGAGCAGGATGTAGGGGAAACTATTTTGGAGCAGCAACGAGAGAAAAAGAAGGAAAAAGGAACCAAAAGGTTAAGTGCAGAGGGTGAATTGGTGTCAAATGTCATTAGTGTTTTGTCTTCGCATATGGGTATAGATATAGAAGGTTCGAGAGAGTTCATCATTCGAATTGTGACAGAATTGATGGATGATGTAAAAGTAATAGAAAAGGAAGCCGCCTACAAGAAAAGAGAAGAGGAGGCGGCAAAGAAGGGCAAGAAGTTACCTTCCTATATGATGGTGTATAGTTCCACATTAATGTACTTAACATTGGGAATGTATTTAATAGCTGCACAAACGAGTATTCCTCCAATTAAAACGCGAAAAACCGCGCCTGGATGTGTACGATCTTTTTCGGGATTTCCATTTGAGGGTGAAGGTGACGATAGTGGGTTAAATTATGTGGCATGTGTAGCATTGAAAAGTCGTGATCCGACTACAGTGCCATGGTCATCCTTGCCAAAGAATGAGGAAAAGATAGCAACAACAGTGAAGTCATTTATTATAAGAAATTTACTAACAAATCCAGAGGTGGAGCAAAGAATAAAAGACAAGGTAGAATATTTGTTGTACAATACTCAAGACGATGAAATACCAGATGAGTATGATTTGGGTAAATGGACAAATTTCTTGCCGCCTCTAAAACGTTTCCAGTTGCATCATTTGGAAAATGTGAGTGACGGATTTACAGAGGAATTACAAAATGAATTGTATACGGGAAATAAAAGACAACTAGAGAAATTGTTAGTGATTGATGCAAAAATCATAGGATTTTCATTGGCAATTCAAGAGGCGATACAAAAATTGGTAGAGAAAAAGGATTTGTTGTTAAAGTCAAGTGGTCAAATTTATATAGATAATGCATGTTGTAATGAAAAGGGAAATAATACAATGACCACACTGCAATATTTTATAAATGAGGACAAAAACATAGAGGTATATAATAATATTGTGAGGAGTTTATCGTCATTGGTAAAAGATATAAAAATCTTAACAGAGGGTGCGATAATGTTGTCGCAAATAAATACAAAAAGAATATTCCCAGAAATTTCAAGTGAAATAAGTGAAGAGACAATCTATCACGCATTTATAAAATTGTGTAATTTCCAGTCATCTATTCCTTTATCGGAAGAATTAGCGACTGTTTGTGTAGACAAGCCGGATTATTTGAAAAAAATGGATACCATTCAAGAGAAGATAGCAAAGCTAAAGAGAGATGGTAGAAATTATGCAAAGAATGATTTTATGCGTTTATTCCAGATAGTTAGTAGAAACAATATAATAAAAATATCATTATCAAAACGAAATAATACTTGTATAGAGGAGTTGAATAAATTGCTAATCAAATTTGATGAAACAAATGAGGAGAATGTACCAAAGGCACTAACACATAAATTGGAAAGTTTAGTGGAGTTGCATGATATACAGGTAGATACAGATCCAAAAGAGATGCGTGCACTAAAGGATTATTTGGCGACTTCAAATGACTTAATGAGGAAGGATGTATTGGAATTTATAAGAGTAAAGGGAAAAATAAGTGGTGCGGATTTGCGTAACATGACCAAATTTTTGAATGAGATAACGATGTGGAAGTTTGATAAAGATCCGAGAAATGTAGATATAAAAATTTCGGATGATGGATTGTATAATTATATTAATTTCTTTAAGAATTTCATAGAGTTATTTGCAATCGTTTTTCCCACAATGATAACAAATCAAAAACTACATACCATTGAGCCGCAAAAATACTGGGGACTGTCGCGTGATCATGCAAATGATGTAAAAGAAATGGTGACCTCATTTTATAAGCCAATTGAAAAGTTTTATGGAAACATGTCGGTCAATAATGTATTAAATGAAATAAAAAATAAAAGCAGAGGTATATACCTGTTGTCAAAAACTACGCCCATTTTAACAAATATAAAGATAGGTGATAAAGAAATGTATTCGGTATTTGATAAAAGGACAGTAACATTGTTATATGAGTATTATTTCTTGAGTGTATTAAATGATTACATTAGTTTGACGACTGATCCATCCATGGTAACAAGGATGTTAGTTGTGCCAGATAGAGATGATGATAATGGAGGATATAGCGCGGATTTTGTAATTCAACAGCAGTTGCGATTTTCAGAGGATGAGCAAGAATTTATTGAAGGAGATGTAAGTAAATTGAAGCAAGAAATAGGAAAATTGTTAGTTGCGTACTTAAATGTAATGATGAGATCAAAGAAAACATTGAACGTATCATATGATGATGTAGAGGATCGAGTATTCAAGTTAAAAGAAGCGGAGAAGTATTCATTTACAGATAGATTAAGAGATATGACAGAGGATGAGAGAGCGGTGGATACGATTTTGAAGCATCATAAGCTGGGACCCTTATATAGTATTGGTTTATCAAAAGGAATAAAGGAATATGATCCAGAGAATTTTGATCATGATAAGAAGGTGGCAGAAAAAGTTGCAGAAATTCAGAATAAATTAAAGAGACAAAAAGTGGCAGATAGAGATTTGGATTTAGCATTGGATGATGCTTTAGAAGATATGGCTGAAGAACAGGAGATAGATGTAGATTTAGCGATGGATATGAATATGACGGATGATTTTGATGATGGTGATCCGTGGGGTGATGAGGTGGAAGATAGGGAGGATTATGATTAAATAAGAATATTTTCTAAAACAAGAGTAAAAAAGAGTAAAAAACAAGAGTAAAAAATATGAAAAAAAAAGTAATAATATTATATATGTTGAGATCATTTACAAGAAATAATATAACATTAGTATCCATAACAATATTTTTAATTCTGTTTGGAATAGTGCAAATGATAAAGCCGCCATTTTTGTACAACAAAGACGGTTCAATTCGAGAATTTGGTGTGGGATATAAAAATAAGACAATATTGCCGGTATGGTTGTTTTCAATAATTTTAGGGATACTAAGTTATGTGTTTGTATTATATTATTTGACCTATCCGCGTTATTATTAAGCCGCGTGTCTAGGTTTTCTCTTTAAGTTAAAAATTAAATAATATATTTTTTAACTTAAAGAAACGGGGGACCGTCTTAAACAGTGTAAGTGGTTGAATTATTGAGTTGCTGTTGTTGTGCAGCTTCCTCCTGTTGCTGTATATATGCATCATGATCTGCTTTAATTTGACTGACATCTTTTACACAACCTCTGGTTGCTAAATTGTAGTATACGATCGAGGAAATAAGGATTGCTGTGTACACATACCACATGGCTTCACCAATATTGTCTTTTAATACGACCAAATTTAATAATTCTTGTTGCTTTTCTGTATTGTTAGCCATACCATCCTTCATTAAAGGAGCTAACATAGACCAAATATCCAAGAAATTATCGGGACTGATCTGATTAATTAATATGCTCTTGTTACCTAAAATCTTCATGAGAGCATCCGCACTCTCAGTGTATTTGCGCTTTTCATTTTCATCCGTGGTAGAATGAATGAGTGCATCAAAGTCTTTACCCTTTAATATATCAGTTAATACGCTGTTGGCTTTGCCTGCTACTGCGAAATATCCAACTACATCTGAAAATGCACTTTTAAATCCAGGAAATACTAACAAAACACCCACCATTATTCCAAATATGAGTAACCATGGAATAAAGGTAAATATAGCAGCAGCACCAATATTTTTGTTAATAGAACCACCACATCTGGCAATTAAATAACCAATATTTAAGAAAAATTGACTAACAATCACAATTCCTATATAAAACGCTAAACTTTTTAGAATGCGAGAATGATAATCTGTTAATTTTACGGGGTCTTTTAATGTTAATATGTCTAATGCTGGTTTTCCAAGACCGGGAAAAATAAAATATATAATGGTTACAACTATAAAAAATAATAGTGATTGCAAAGAGATATCCATATAGATAATTGGTATAATTTTTTTTTGTTTTTTAAAGGTAAATATAAATAGTAATATGAATTATTTGACCGACTATACTAATTCTAAACCAATGTTAACTGAACCTGGGGTAAAATACTTTTTAAATGAAACATTAAAACAATGTCACCAGTTTAAGGAAAAACACAACAATATGTTATTTAATATTGGATTATTAATTGGGTTTTTTATAATTTTAGGAATATTACTATTGTACAAATACAAGGGTAAACTAACACCGGAAGAAATCGAACAAAAAGAATTAGAAAAAAAACGGTACATTTTATCTAAAATAAGAAATTATCAAGATGCAAAAATCAGAGCACAACAGGAATTAATTACTGGTCTACCGCATTGGGAAAGTGAATTTGATAATATTAATGAAACCAGTTATAAAAAAGGTTAAGTTACTAGAATAAATATATAATTATAATTTATAATGACTGAACAGCAATTAACACCAATAGAAGCTATTAATGAATATTATAGATTAAAAGAAAAATACGAAAGTGTATATTATGATAAATATATTAAACCTATCTTGAAAAGTGACAAGTCAAAGAGGGAAAAACGGGTTGAATATTCAAGACTACCCAAGCACGAATGTATTAATTGCAAACGAAATGTCGGCACAATTTTTTCAATTGTTGTAGATAACAACGAACTGTTACGAAAATTCATCGCCAAATGCGGTGATGTTGCTAATCCGTGTCCGCTAGATATACAAATAAATTATTCTTTAAGAGAACCTTTTGAAACATCCATTGCAAGTGGTTTGGACGATGTAGAGAAAATCAAATTAGATATAATCAAACAAAAGAATAATGTATTGTTTTTCAACAAAGATGCAAATGTTGTTTCTGAGTTTGAAAGACTAACAAAGAAACTAAAAATGGAAACGGAACATCTTGGAAGTACTATTGAAATGGATATATTAAAAAACAATAATCCAGCCAAAGCGGCTTTGTTAAGTAAAACAATCGATGAATTTGGACAATCATTTATACTTCCTTTTAAGCAGATGGTACAGGACTACTTGGATAAAAATGATGAGTTAATTTTAAATCAGGCCCTCAGATTTTATGTAGATGAAATGCTGCCTAAACTAAAAGAAATACAAGAATTGCGTTATGAAGTAAATTTTGTTGAATATGATGAAAATACCAATGAATATACATTAATTCAACGCGCCAATTCGTTGCAAAATAAGGAATTTACGTTTGAAGATGATGATAAAGTGGTTAAATTTGTAAGAGGAGAAATGAAAAAATCGAAGAAGGATAGACTAGCGCAAGAAGTAGAACAACAAGAAGAATTAGTAATAAGAACTAACAATAAATTAAAAAAATTGAACACTAAACTAGAGTTAATAGAAGCTACAGAGGCATTAGAAGAGATGAATACATTAGAAACCGGTCCTAGGAAAAGTACGGAAGAAATATATAACAATTTAAGAGCCAATAATAAACAACGGGTGTATGTTCCGTTTGAGCCAGCCATAATAGAAAATGGGGAGGTACGATGGCCAATACCATGGCACAAAAATACGTCGATTTATCAAGAAACATGGAATAAATTGCCAGAAAATGTAAAGAGTGTTTTAAAATCTCATCCAGATTTACTAA